GGGGAAGGGAAGTGTTTGGGAGAGATGGAAGAGAGGTATGAAAGGTGATGAGGATTATGGATGTTTTCATTATAATTATTTGGATAATCCGTATTTGGCTGATGAGGGTAAGAAAGAGATTGAAAAGGATATCGAGGAGTGGGGCAGAGATAGTGTTTATGTGCAGTGTGAAATACTTGGCAATTTTGTTGAGGATAGAGATGTTTATTTTAGTCAAGAGTTAATTAGTAAGTGTGTTGAGGATTATGGAATGGGGTATGCTCATGAGAAGCATGAGTATTGGCTTGGTGTGGATTTTGCGAGGATGGGTGAAGATGAGTGTGTTATGATTGTTGTGGAGAAGGAGAGAGGAGATGTATTGAAGGTGATTGAGATTGTGTCATTGAAAAAAGCCAAGTTGACTGAGAGTGTTGGTGAGATTAAATCGTTGGATAACAAGTATCATTTCAATAAAATCTATTTGGATGAAACAGGACTTGGCGCTGGTCCTACAGATATGTTGGTGGAGGATTTGGGAGCAGGAAGAGTTGAAGGCATTACATTTTCTATGAAAAGTAAGATGGATTTGTATAGTAATTTGAAGAAGTTAATGGAGCAAGGTAGATTGAAGTTGCCGGAGAATAAGAAGTTGTTGTATCAGTTGGCAGATTTGAGGTATGAGAAAGTTAGTAGTGGTCAGTTGAAGTTGCACCACAGTGAGCGAGGGCATGACGATTATTGTGATTCACTCGCACTTGCGTGTTGGTGGTTTGCTGGTGTTGGGGGAGAAGAACACGAGTTTTGGATAATGTGAAGATAGGCGAAATATCTAAATAATATTTTCTATATATTCAATTAATATTATTTATAACTAATGTTTTTTATAATGTGGGATATTTAATAACTCGTGGGAATAAAAGAGTGGTGGTATGGGAAGGAGAAAGCAGTAGAAGAAGTTGATAGTTTCATTCTGAGTAATCAAGCTGTTGTGAATAAGGATGGGGTTATAAATCCGAATTTCAAGGGTGAGGTCGAATTAAAAAAAATCAAATTTCCGATAGAGTTGGGTGAGGAACATCCGTTTGATTTTAAGATTACCGAGGGGCTGTATAAGAAGATGGGATTTGTTAATGCTGTTGTAAATAAGTATGTTGATTTTGTTGTTGGTCCCGGATTCTATGTTGAGAGTGATGATGAACGAGCTACAAAAATAATTACTGAGTTCATGAGAGATGTTAATTTTGATACATTGTTGAGGGCGTGGATTAAAGAGGGGTTGGTGAAGAATGGCGTTATGGAGATTGGCGGTAAGAAAGATGAAGTGCCAAAAGGTTTGAAAGTGTTGGACTCAACGTATATGTTTATGAAACGAAATGAGAAAGGAGTTGTCGAGGGATGGAATCAGTATGTTGGTGGGTTTAAGAAGTTTGATGCAAAAAAAGTAATTCCATTTGAATCGTATCAGATTGCGCACTTGCCTATTGATAGAATTGGTGACGATGCTTATGGTTTAGGAATTGTTTACTCGGCGATGTTTGATGTGAATAATGTTTTGCAGTTGTCAAAAGATGAACATATGCTGATGAGTAGGAAAGCTAATAGTCCCTATGATATAACTATGGGTAAGGTTGTTGGTGATAAATATGTTAAGCCGAGTAAGGAAGCAATAACCAAAATGGGTAAAGATTTGGAGTGGCTGAATAATAAGCACGAGTGGGTGCACGATGGATTGACAGAGATTAAGGCGCTGGACTTTGGAAATATTGGTGACAAGTTTACAGGACCATTGGAACATGATGTCCAAATGTTGTTTTATGATTTTCAAATACCTGCTGTGATTATGGGGATGGCTAGAGTGCCCGAAGGATTGGCAAAGGTACAGATGGATGCGTTTGAGAGAAGGATTAGTTCTATACAGGCTGAAGCTGAGAAAGTTATTGAGAATAGTATATTTAAAAGAATATTAATTGCAAATGGTATTGATGCTCATGTTGAATTTATTTGGGGAAGACCAAGTAACACTGAAAGGTATGAGAGGTTGCAGAAGATTACAGAACTTATAAAGTCGCCAATGATATCTCAGAGTTTGAAGTTATTGATGGAGAAAGATATTGTGCAATTGATGGAGTATGACGAGAAGGAGTTTGAGGAAATGAGTGAGGAAGAGGAGAAGAAGAGAGAGTTAGAGAGGACACAGCCATTGGTTCCTGGACAGAATGCAGAGAAGCCACCATTTGTGCCAAAAAAAGAAGAGTTGTATGTTGATGAGATTATAAGAAAGAAGGGAAGCGAATGGTGCGTGTTCAGTCATACGACAGGGAAGAACCTTGGTTGTTTTCCGAGCAAGGCTGGGGCAGAAAAGAGATTGGCACAGTTGGCGAAGTTTAAGGAACATGTTTGTGATGATAGTTGTAATCATGTTGAGGAAAGCGATAAGTATAGTGATATAGATGAGTGGTTGGGGTTTAATTATAAAGAATATGTTGAAAATATTGAAAACTCTATAAGAGAGTTTGATTTTGAAGTATTGGCGGGAACGTCCGGAACAGAAATAGCAGCAGGCAGATTGTCTTCTGGACAAGTAAGGGCATTGAAGGAGGTGTTGCGTGAGGGCTTTGCAAAAGGGTTGAGTATGACTGAGATAGCACGGAACATTGAGAGGAGAGTTAAACCTACTGATTTATTTAAGATGGAAGGTGGTAAGGTTTTGAAAGACGCTAATGGTGTTCCTATTGTGAGTAGCCCAGCAGGAATAAGGAGCATGGCAATAGCGAGAAGCGAGATTACAAGGTTGGCGAATATGGGCGCAGAGAAACAGTTTTTGAAAGCAGGATATACAAAAGAAAGATGGGTGGCAAGTTATGGTGCAAGGACATGCCCTGAGTGTGAAGCGTTGGATAATCAGATATTTACTATTGGTGTTGATAGACCACCATTGCCTTTACATACTAATTGCAGATGCATGGTTGTGCCTGTGACAGAGGTGATATAATGGGACAAATACATGGAAGTGGTGCAGGGAATTGGAATAATACAGCACTCGTTGATGATACAGGTCATTTGTGGGTTGGTGTAAGTGGGACTGTCGATATAAATAATATCACTGGGAGTATTGTGATTGGTTCTGTTTCTGCTAATGTAGATAGTATGTATATTCAATCTGGTGATAATATTAATTTAGGAACTGCATGGAGTGGTGTCGGTAGTGACAATGTTAATAATAATATAGTTTTGGATAAGGTTAGAGTAAGAGATAGTGGAATTGTATGTTTTCCTAAAGATGAAGATAGAATGATTAATGGGAATATGTATCAAGCTGGTTCTTATATCATGGGTATGCCAGATGGCGCTTCTGGCGGAGTGTTTCTTGTTACTGGGTTGAATGATATACATTTTGCTTTTGATGCGAGGACAGATGGTGATACTGTATTTGAGTTTTATGAAAATTCGATGGTTGGTACAACGAGTGGAGTGTCATTACCAATATTTAACAGAAGTAGGCATGCAGCAAAATTGGGAAGTGAAATTGATGCAGAATTATTTGTTGACCCAAATTTGTCAAGTGATGGGTTGATGATACATAGTGCAATGTTTTTAGGAGGGAGTGGGGCAAGTAGTAAATTTGTATCAGCAACTGTTTCTGTAGCGCCACAGAATGCAAACTGGTTATTGGAAGCAGGGTCGGGTTATTATATGAAATTTGTTAATGTTGCTTCAAGACCACTAAATGCAGATTTTAATATAGTGATGCATGAGCATGGACATTAAAATGAAACAAATATATAAAAACTTATACTATGATGAGAAGGAAGGGGGATATTGGTTTATAAATGGTGATGATAGAAAACAAGTTGTTAGTCAAGAAGCTTATTTGTTAATATATCTTATAGAGATAATGGGGGCTATGAAATGATTCAGCCAGGAACGAAAGTTAGACCACCATGTGAGATTTGTGGGGAGGGAGCATTGGTATTTATGTTTGATGCATACTATTGTGGATGGTGTGTTGCGAAGATGGATAGGTTGAGTAAGGAGAAGCAGAGGAAAGAGATGGAGGAGATGTTAAAATGATTTTTATATGTCCCCGTTGCCAAAGAAGGATTGTTGCAGATGATAAAACAAAAGACTATTCTCATGAGTGCAATTCTGGTAATCTCACTCTTGATAATGAGGATGTTGTGAAGATGGGAACGTGGACAGATTTTACTGGAAGTGCAGTGGTGAATAATGCAGAGACGCAAGGAACGGAGAATAAATTATTTGGTACGAGAGGCGGGATTGAGGGCGAAGATGTTAGTAATGTGACGAGGAGAGGGGCAAGGGCAAGCACACATCGTTCACGTCAACATTTCGAGTTTATAGAATTACAAGGAGGTG